AGAAAGACTTATCTTCTTGGTATAAACCAAGGTGTCGATATCTGAATAGTTGTTAGAAACTTCCTCTTCTAATGACTTTGGTAATTTGATTGAGGGTAAAATTCTTTGAAGAAGATTTACTCCATCTTCGATAAATTCTTTGGCTTCTGACTCATTGAGCCCTTGTGGTGTACTTAATTGGTCATAAAGATTATAAACTTTAGAAATTGATTTGTTATTCAAAACATTGTGTTTGAATTCGCGTAAACTTTTTTTGAACTCTACCTCGTTTTTGTAGGATTCTAACAAGTTTTTTTCGATAAGGGATTTGATTTGGCCGAACGTCATTTTTTTATTTACAAATAAATATTATGACTTCAACAACTTTTCGAGTTCTTTTTCAATTTCTCCCAAAGATTGTTGGGCATTGCCTAAATCAATTGCTTTTGACTTCTCAAAAAGGCTATTTTCCAATAAAATATTCATGTCCTTTTTGGTAGATTCGGGAGTAATTCCTGCCGCTGGTTCACCGCCAGGTGGAGGTGGTGGTAATTCTTCCCCGCCAGGTGGAGGTGGTGGTAAAGGTGCCGCACCACCCAATTCTTCAGTTCCGCCAGGGGTTGTTGCCGCTCCAGCAGAAGGTGTTCCTCCTGAAACACTTCCGTACAATTTATCTATATTATCAAACAATCCTGTTTTACTGATTACTGTTGGAGTAGCTTTCAATTCTTCTCCGACCGCTCTTTCGATTCTTTGTTGTTGTAAGTCTAATCTTATTTCTTCATCTGACCAACCAAAAATATGTTTTTTAGCCCATGTTGATGAAGTTGCTTGAATACCATTTCCTGGGTCTGCAACCAAGTCTTTGTAAAGAAGAATTTTTTCTTTCCATACGTCAACTTTTAATAAATCAGCTTGAGTTGATGGGTTGGTTAATCCTAATGTGAAATTCCCTAATTCATCCTCAAATCCGAGTAGAAACAAATGGACGATTGCGATTTTATTTAATTCCGCAATCATACTTTTTTGAATCCTGTTTATAGTTCTCGCGAAACGTATGTCTTGTAGAGCAAGATTTTTTCCATCACCAACAACTTCTTCAAATCCTAAAAATGCTTTAGGTACACGAAGAGCCGTTAATAATTTCTTTTGGATGTATTCAATATCGGCAATCTCAGACAAGTTTGTTGCACCAGGTAAAGTTGTGATTGGGTCGGGTGCCGCTGGGTCACGAACAGGAATGAAATAGTCTTGGTCAACCGCCATTTGGTTGAATCTCATATCTACGTTACCTGTTTTACTATCAACAATTTGTTCTCTTTTAAATTTGTTGGCAACACGTTGTACATATGCTTCAACATCGTCATCATTCATATTTCCAACAAAGACCTTAAACATTCTTCTTTCAGGAGCTCTTGATGTACGATAAATCAACATTGCATCTTCTGAAAGTAAAAGTTGTTTCCAAATTCTTCTAGCCTTTTCCAACATAGAAGTACCGTATGGTAATTTTCTATCGTCACCTAATAATCTGAAGTGAGCTATTTCCCATGATTGGAACTCCATGTTTTTATTTCTCCATGTAAAATGAAGGGCTTTTTTGTCTTTGTCCAATTCTTGGGTAATATCAACTGAGATTTTTGCACTTACACCAATTTCATGTCTTTCAATTTCGATTGTTGGTAATTGTTGGCAACCTACAACACCTTTTTCAGGGTCCAATTTTAAATACACGAAGTTATCACCATACTTACAAGTGTTTCTTGTCCACATTGGTAGGTTAGTGTTTATATCTAAGTTGTTGTTGAATAAATCCGCTAGTACTCCTTTAATTCTTTTTGATTCAGAATAAATTTGTAGAATAAATCCGTCTTCGTTAGTTGTTGTGGATTCTTCCGCATAAATGTCTAACGCTGCAGAAATTTCAGGAGTATACTCCATTGACTCATAATCATATTGTGCTGAGAGTCTTGTTGGCTCATAATAAATGGCTTGTGAGTAAAGATTGTTTTCAACCTTAGCCCATTGGTTTGTGAGATAAAAAGTCTGTTGCGCTTGCAACTTCTCCATCTCATACTCTTCCCTACTTTTAGTACGTAATAATTCCTTTTTATCAAACTTGAATGTTGGATAATCTTGTCCAAGTAATGAATCAGGACCAAATGTTTGTGATAACCTCTGCCAAATCGTTAAATTCTTCTCAGCCATATTACAATTTTACTTCTTACCTTGATAATATAAATAGTTATTTTGCACCAAATAACCACCCATATTTTTGGTAATCCTGTTTGCTTGGACCTTGAGAATTGGGATGTTGTCTACCCATCTGAGGAATCATCGGGTTGAAATATTCTGATGTATTTTTGTTCTCACTTATTGCTGTTGACCACGAGTTCAACATAGCCTTTGTGTGATTAACCACTTTTAGTAACGATTGGAATGATTTTTCCGCAGTGTATATTGCCATCGAGATAGCCATAATACAATCGTCATGATGACCTTTTTGGTGGTCAGGTCTTCCGTTCACGTAAATGAATGTGTTCATTTCATTATACAATCTATGTGAATAGGTTTTGAATCCATGTCTCACAGCTTCTTCAAATGCAGATATAATTTGTACCCTTTTTGAATTGAAATTTATACCAGGTATTTTTTCATTCAGTTTCGGGTCCCACTTCCACTTTTTTGATGGGTCTACGTTATCGACATATAAACCTGCAGGATAGGACATCTCTTGCATTTTCCTTGCAGTAGAGACCCCCATACCCCCTGTAATATCAATTACACAAAAGGCGTTATACATTGACCCCCACTTGAATGCAATCTCCGCTATAACGTCGGGAGGCACTTTACCAACGTATTCTAATACTTGTTCCCTCTCATCAAAATCAATTATTTCAATACATGAGAAATCTTCTGAGTCACCTCTTGATACGTCAACACCCATTACATATTTGTGACTATTTTCAGGTTCTTTGAAAATCCACAAGGAACCACCCATTAGTTTTGCCGACGGTTCTCTCAGTTGGTTTTTAGCAATTGTTTGCATCAAATCAGATTCAAATACGTTATCACCTGAACCTAAGAAATTGCATTCCAATTCCTGTGCTACCCTTCTTCTGTCGAATTTAAGTTTTTTTACCATTCCCTCAAACCACGCAGAACAAGGTTTGTAACCTTTTGCTATGTAATCTAGCGTTATTTCATGGTCTCTTTCGTATGGATTATCTACAGATAAATCTATAACAGTATCACTTGGATAATCTTCTCGATTAAGTAGATAATGAACCAAGTCATTTGTTTTTACCATATACAAATCACGAGTATATCTTGGGTCACGATACCAAAACATTTCAGAGATTTTGAACTCATTCATGTTTCTTAAGGCTTGGTCGTAGATGTCGTAATAAATCGCATCATATCCGTTTGGAGTGGAAATTACAATTACCTTACCACCTGTAGAAAGTGACGCCATACACGCAGACCAGAAATCATTATCTGCTTCAATGAACGCCGCCTCATCAAAAATCAATATGGTTGGGGTATATCCACGAAGTGCATCCTTTGATGTTGCAACCGCCTTTACTTCACAATCGTTTGTAAGTTTAAAATGTCTTTGTGAATTTTTTTCTGGTGAGAAACCAACACCAACCCAAGAAGGCCACTGTTCAGTAAATCCTCTTACCTTGTTTGCCATCTCAACTGACGTATCCAATTTGTTGGCAATGATTAGAATTTTTTCAGGTTTGTTTTTTTTGGCAAAAACAAGTTTTTTTGATGCCCACGCGGCAGTCACTGTAGACACACCTGCTTGTCTATACTTCAATGCAATATTTTCATTGAAATTGTCGTAATCTTCAATCAATAAAACTTGGTCAGGGAATAAATCTAATGGTACGTATTTTTGTACTGTGTTGTCGTACGTCTGTAAATAAGTTTTAAGAGCATAAGGAGTACTCCTCATGCACTTAGTAACTTCTATAATTAATTGTTCTTTAGTCACCTATTGAAATCATTTAGGTCTCGATATACCTAAACTACTTAAGAAATCATCAATATCGTCGTCATCGTCCTCATCTTCCGAGTCTGAACCACTTTCTTCTTTGTAGTCATCAAACTCTCTTTTGAGTTCCTGAGCTTCTTTCATGATTTCATCAAATCTTTGGGTTGCTTTTCTGACTTTTGATTGGTCTTCAGAAATGGCATTTCCAATAATCTCCAAAAATTCTTCGGCAGGTATTTGGTATAACTGTATGTGAAACCAATTTATCAGACCCTTATTCTCGTCTTCGAACATCTCATCAGGTAATGCGAATCTAATTTTCTCAACAATCTCAGGACCTATTCTCAATTGCATTGGTTCGTTTGATAAAAGGTCAACTTGTCCTTGAACCTTTTGTCTCATTCCTTGGTCTTGAGGTAAACCGTATCTACCTTTAGCTTCTTCAACACCTTTAACTATTTCGTGGCATAGTATTGGAAAAATAGCACCGTATGCTTTGATTACAGTATCTGGTTTTTCTTCACCGCCTTGTTCATCACCTTCTTCTTCATCATTATCATCCAATTCAACTTTACCCGCAACTCCTTGACCTGTCTGACTCATCAATTCAATCATCTGTTCCATAGTAAAATATAGAAAATCGTTGATTGCCATGATACCCAAATAGTCTCTATAAAGAGATGGGTCGATTGCATCGAGTCTAGCTTTGACTTCAGGTTTTTGAAAAAGATAATGTCCTTTCTTAGCTGCACCTTGAATTATAGCATTGATGATATTTCTTTTGTGTTTTTCTAATTCAAGTAATTCTTCATCGGTTAAATCTTCAACATCAAACGATGGTATTTGAAATTTCGGTTCTTTTTCTTCATCCTCATCATCTTCTTCATCCTCAGGTTCATATCTGAAATTAGAAGTATCAATAGGCTCTCTATTCAAATTAGGCTCTATTTTGAACCAGTCCTCAGGGATTTCAGTTTCTTCCAAAGATGCCTCAACCGCTAATTGTTCAAGTTCATCTCTGTGTCTGCCCTCAATTCTCATGATATTAGGAAGACGGTTCATCATTTCCATATAAATCATTTGTTGAACTTGTTTGGAGCTAATATTATTATTACCTGTAACTTGTTTCAACTTGTCGGCAACTTTCCCGAAACGTGAACTAACGAGCCTTTGTACATCTTGTACACCCTTTTTCATTGAAGGGTTTTGGGCGTAAAGACCTTGTGGGTCTCCGAGTTTTCTTTCCAAACTTGGGTCCATTCTTTCAGGTCTATCACCGTAATTGATTTGTTCTTGTATCTTCTTTGCCATTTTATTTTTCTAATAAGTTCATAATTAAATCCATAACTTCATCTTTTGCAGCTTCAGGAGAAACTTTCTTAGCTTTTGGAGCAGGATTTTCACCAGGGTTTGGATTTTTACCAGGATGTTTAGGTCTTGGTCTTGGGTCAGGTTTTGTTCCTGGTTTAGTTCCTGGTTTAGTTCCTGGTGCTGGTTTTGTTGGTGCGGTCGCAGGACCTGCTTCAGAAAGATATTTAACTAAATCTCCTTTTGTAATTCTCGGTGGTAAATTCTTTTCTACAATTTTCATGATTTCATTTTCAAGAAATAAAGATACAGGATTTTTACCTTCCTTCAAAGATTTTTTTACATCCTTCACACATCTTTCGTACTTGTTTTTTTCCTTTGCCGACCACATG